GGACTACGTAAGAACCAGCTTACCGGGGCGATTGAGTACACAGATAACACTGGTAAAACAATTGAACTTCAAGGCAACGACCTTGATCTAATGACAACCAAGCTCAGCTGTGAGCATGGTGTCTTCATCCCTGAGATGAGGATCAAGAATGCCATTCAATATGCAGCAGGTAAAAACTCTTACTGCCCTATTCGTCGTTACCTTGACAAATGTGCTGAACAAGCCATTCCTCATGCAGATTGGAATCGTATTGGTGAAGTCTTCCTAGGCAATCCTCATTCTTTATCCACTCTTGCAATGCAGAGAATGATGATTGGAGCTGTAGCTCGTGCTTATAAGCCTGGCTGCTCCATGAGCTGGCTGCCAATTTTAGTTGGTGCTCAAGGTGTAGGTAAGTCAATGTTCAGTCGCAGCCTGGTTCCTGACCGCCTGTTTGCTGAAGTGACTACTCCTCTTGAAACACTCATGAAAGAGCAGTATCGATTGCATGTTGCTTGGCTACTTGAGCTTCCTGAGATTGATCACTTCTTTAATGCTCGCAACATTGAGAACTTCAAAAATCTCATCACGACACGCTGTGATGAAGTTCGACGTCCTTATGCAAGTTTGCCAGAACGGCTAACACGACGCTTCGTCATGATAGGAACTACTAACCGTAACCAGTTCCTAGTGGATTCTACTGGTAACAGGCGGTTTGTACCCCTTGAGATTGGCGCAGGTTTTCTTATTCCTTGGAAAAAGCTGACGGAAGAACGCGACATGCTTTGGGCAGCCGCTGTTCAGGCTTATCGTCAAGGTGAAGGCTATGAATTTAACAGTGGTGAGATCGCACAGATTGCTGACTACATTCAGGAGTTTGGTGATCCTGATCCATGGACTGAGAAGATTGCTTCTTATTGCATTGATAAACCTGAAGTATCTGCTTCTGAAGTTTTAACTAGTGCACTTGACCTTGATCCTCGCCAGCAAGGTCGTAAGGAATCACGACGTGTAGCTGACGTTCTTCAAACTATGGGGTGGAGACGTCAAGTTACGCGCAGAAAAGATCCTGTCAGTAAGAAGTCAAAGTCTGTCCGTATTTGGGCAAGGCCTAAAGATGATCCTATCTCTGAAGATCACATTTTAAAAGACTTCTGATTACACTTAAGTCAACAGATTATATATTTAAAAATGAAAGCATCTGATATTAAAATCGGACAAAGAGTTATCGTGTCACCATTTGGATCAACAGCACTTGTTGTTGGTACTCCTGAGTATTACACGCCAAGAGCAAAACTAGTCCGTATCAAGTTTGAGAACAGTACACGTTACGAACACAAACTTAATCATCAACTTACCCTTTGCTCTGATCAATACCCCGCTCACGGGGGTGACTACAAAAAACCAGAAGGTGAGTTCTAATGAGTGAAGCACAGCCAAGTAAAAGGAGAGGTGGCCACACGTATGGCCGTAGGCATCTACAGCTGTCTAATACTGCTGAAGAAGGTGAACTGTGCCTTTATTCAGGCCATTCGCTTGGCCGCTTCTCATCTCATTCAATGCGGTACGACAGTCATGCAGCATGCACCAGATGTGTAGCTGCAGCTCGTGAAGGTCGAATGTCTTTTGACATTGATCGTCTCTTAAAAAAACACCGATCTAAAGCATTAAAGTTCTGGAGTCAAGTAGATATTGGATCTCCAGACGAGTGTTGGTTATGGAATGGTTGCATTAACCCACGAACTAAACAACCACAATTTGCTTGGAGACGTAATGGCATATCGTCGTCAACTCAGCATCACCCGCAACGTGTTGCTATGTGGTTTACTTGGGGTGACCTTGGCTATGCTGGAGTCAAAACTACTTGCGGCAATAAATATTGCTGTAATCCTTTTCATCTTATTCCACAGCACATCGGAGTCTACGTAGACGACGAAAGCTATCTTGAAAGTTTTGAACTTGCTTGTCAAATTCACACGTTGAAAATGCAAGTAAGTGAATACATGGTTGAGCAAGCCATGAAAGAGCAAGAAAAGCTTGATCAATCAGCTGAGATTGATGCTAGAGCTGCACTTACTCTTGATCCTGACCTTGGTTTTGGTGAAAAGTTTGAGGCTGTTATGACTGATCTTTTAGCTGGTAGGCATACAACTCAAATCAAACCGTCTGATCCTGGTTTGTATCGTGAGCCAACTGATAATGGCGAAGATCCACAAGACCCCACAAAAGATTTTTAAATTAACTAAATTAATACAAGAGTCATATAGTTATGTCAAGACGTACAGATTTACTGCAACAGCTCATCTCATCTGATAAGTTTGGTGATGAAAAAACTCAGGAGCAAAAGTTTATTACTGCTACTGCTGAGTTAATCCTCACAGATTTAATTAACATCGCAATGAACGGTTTAGAGGCTAGAGGAGCTGGCACACTTGTTATCAATTTACAAAACGACTCCACTACTTACATGAGTGGATCCGATCTTGAAGCAGACATACGTCTTGCTGAAAGTGATGAGAATGGTGCGGAAGTTCTAGAGTTTTTACGTAAAACTCTTGAAGAGATTGATGACAATGACTGGACTAAGAACGTTTTAATTACCTTGATTAGTGATGCTGGAACAAGAACATTTGCAATCGAAGCAGGTCGGGGCCAAGAGGAGTTCCGAACGATCGCAGCGGAATTTAGCGGATAAGCTTCAATCCTCTGGTTTAAAACTGCCGTTGTATCCAACACCTCAGATCATTGATCGAGCCAGGTTGGTTATGGGTTCGATTGATTATGATCCAACATCTGATCCTGTACAACAAGTCCTTGTAGATTCAACTTCAGTGTCTTCTATTGAAGTGAACCCTCTGCAAGAGCATTGGCACGGTAATGTTTTTGTTGCACCTAAAGGTGCTGTTAGAAATAACCGTATATGGTTCAACAAAACTGTTTCTGAATATCGCAATAATTATATTGAAAGCTTTATTTTCTTTACTAGTGCCTCAGAGATTTTACGTGCAGCGCCTGGAATCTATGACTACCCATTCTGCATTCCTTTTAAACGTGTAAAGCAGTTGCGTGCCACAGGTAGTGGTTTTGAATCTGTTTCGCCTAGTACCTGGAACGTTATAGTTTACGGTCCCCCTCTTGATCAAGTCATGTCTAACATTGACAAGATCACGTTGTTCCACAATACATTCAGAGATATTGGGCGTATCTGTTTCAATGAATTTGCTGGTGACAGCTGGGCAAAAGACTTGGAGTATTACGAAGAAAGTAAAGGTCAAGTCTGATGTCTAAACATTTAGCTAAGGAACATCTCTATAGTCTGCCATCTGGTAATTTAGTTCATCCTTGTCGTTTAATACAACGAGATGGAACTCTTATGTGGAAACATGCTTTGTTGTATCAAAACACATTAAATATTCCAGCTACTCAAGCTATTGAAGCTCATATTGTCAAGACCGCTCAGCGTCTTGAAGAACTTAACAGTTGGATTACTAGCTGTGATGAGCCTTGGGAATCATTTGTTCCACAAGCTTGGTATGTGCCAGAAGTTCCTTACCTAAGTGAAGGCATATCTTTATTCTTTAAACATGCAGTTTTATCAGCAAATGAAGTTTATGACACGTTAAAAAATCATACTCAAGAGTTTGAGACTTTAAAACTTCTTGATGACAACGGATCTAATTATCTTTTCTTTCAACGCTGCTAGGCCGGCTAACGCCGGCTATACGTCAACTGTCCTCTCTCAAGCTTTCAATAAGACGCTTGAGATACCACTGTGCCTTCTCTGCGTCTTGACAAGGATTATCTTTGAGCCACAGCCTCAGCAAATACTTCAGTACTTGCGCTTGCAACATGCCATTTTTTACTGATGGTGCATCAATGATTGCATCCTCAATAATTTCAATAGCTTCCTGTTTTCCACGTGTGTAGTGCGCAGGGCTGTTTACAGAGTCAAAAGAATTTGTAAGCTGCAGCCACGGCCCTTTCTCATTGCGCTTTTCCCATAATTCGTTCTCAAGAAATTCTTTTCTAAAGTTTTCGTATTCCATTTATGTAGTCGCGCTGTGTTGATTACATACCTAATATAGGAATAAACCAACGAATATGTGACATGCCTATTGTTGACGGAGATCCGACTTTCATTGCTAACAAAGAGAAGTACTTTATGAATGTCGCAAAAACAATCGCCACAGGATCCACGCATCCAATTTGCCCTGGTGGTGCTGTTGTTGTCAGAGACAGAGAGATTATTGGTGACGGAAGAAGTGTACTTGCTAGTTGCAAAGTTGAAATAGATTGTGTAACGTATGCAATAGCCACTGCTTCCAAGCGTGGCACAACAATGGCGGGATCCGTCATATATACGACACGTTATCCATTCTCTGCTTCAGTCTTTCAACTGCACCTTATGGGTGTCAGGAAAGTAATTGTTCTCTCACATCCTTGGGAGCCCTATTACAAAGACGAATTCCGCAGAGCAGCGCGATTAGCTCGTGAGCTTTTAATTGCAATTGAACCATATTTTGAAACTAAAGATGAACGATTTACAACAAATGAACAAGCTCCCCGCTTCGACGAAGAAGAAGAGCAGTTCGAAAACCAGGACCTCTACACGGGAATCCCGGTTGAAAGCAACGATTTCAACATTGAAAAATATTCAGAACCAAACGATGAATCGAACTTTACTGTTTGACCTTGAAAGCACTGGCTTGCTTCGTCGAGGCTCTCGCATTCACTGCATTGTTGCTAGAGATCTAAATGATGTTGATCAAACCATCGTGTTTGATAATCACAATGATCAAAGTATTGACTTTGGCGTAGAGCAGCTTAAGCGTGCTGACATTTTAATTGGTCATAACATTGCTGGCTACGACATACCATTAATCAAAGAAACTTATGACTTTGATTACCATGGAGAAGTTGTAGACACCCTTGTTCTTAGTCGCCTGTTCTACCCTCATATTCAAGATCGTGACTATGAGCGGCGACCTAGCGGCATGCCACAACGTCTGTATGGACGTCACTCCTTAGAAGCATGGGGTCATCGCCTTCGCTGCTTTAAAGGTGATTACGGCAAGCACGAAGCTGCATGGGATGTTTATACGCCTGAGATGCTCTCTTATTGCGAGCAAGACACTTTAGTCACTCTCAAGCTTTACGAACTCATGCTCAGAAGAATGAATGACTATGCCTAAGGAATTCTACGACTGGCTAAACCAGTGTCCCCTCGATTACATCTTGCAATCAGAAGATGTAGACGGGGTTGTCTACAGGTTCCACAACTGGGAACCATATTGGAAACAAATCAATGAAAAAACTAATGACTAAAACACCTAAGAAATCTGATCCGCTTACTGTTGCTGAAGTTAAAAAAGCTTCTGATATTTTCTTTCCGCTTTTCAATGAAGTTCATAGTCGCATGCCCCATGGCTCTACGACTGAAGATACTTTGAAAATCATGGAAAGTGTTGCCAAGCTTGGTCACAAAACACGTGCAGACAAATTACTCAAAGAAAAATCTATTTCGTTTGGTTTTAATAAAAAGGAGGATGACGAAGATGCTTGATTGTGTAGAACTTGAAATGTCTATGGCTCGGATTATGGCCGAGCAAGAAGCGTCCGGTTTTCGATTTGATCGTGAAGCAGCAGAACGTGTACGTACTGAACTTAATTCTGAAGTAGACGAACTCAAGTCCACAATTCAGCAGCGATTTCGCTTTGTACCAGGCAAAGTCTTCACGCCTAAAAGGACTGACAAGAAAAACGGCTATGTCTCAGGAGCTCCTATGACAAAGCTGATCGAATTCAATCCAACTAGTCGTCAGCATATTGCCTGGGCACTGCAAACACATCGTGATGCCCGCTTTACACGTGTTACTGAAACAGGTAAGCCAAAGGTCGATGAGGCAACACTCTCTGAGATGCGTGACGTTGCGCTACAGCAGGGCAATGACCTACTCCATGAAGAGTGTGAGATGTTCATCAAGCTGCTCACCTTGCAGAAGCACTTAGGCCAGCTGTCTGAAGGCTCTAACTCTTGGTTCAATACTGTTGAAGAAGACAACTGTATCCATCACAGCTGCTCTCTCGCCACGCAAACAGGGCGAAACGCCCACCGGGGTCCAAATCTTGGGCAAGTTGTGAGTGCACCTTGGGCACGT